ATTATAAATACGAGATTGAGACAAGCGCACAACGCATCAATCAAGCCGTAGCAAAAGTCGCCCTCCAGAGTGCCCTCGGAGGCGACACGGACATGGTGCGCTTTTGGTTGAAGACAAGAGCAGGTTGGAAGGAAACAAAAGTTACAGAAGTTACGGGCGCAAACGGAGGCCCTATCCAATTTTCTGAAGTCAAGCAAAACTTTCTCAGTGCCATTGAAGCAGAAATCACCGACATCGATTACGAGGATTCAAAATGACGATAGACCTAAATTTGAGTTATACTACTCGACAATAAACTTCAAAGGTTATCTATCATGACTGAACAAGAACTATTAGATTTGATCAAACGCAACGGTGGTAATTCATCTCCTTCTCTGACAGAAGTCCCTAGACCGTTGTATCAAAGAGTTCTTGAACGAGTGGCCCCGGTACAAAGATCGATAGCCGATAGATTAGTTGATGCAGGTGGAAAAATGGGTTCCCCTGCCGACATTATCCCATTTATTCCGTATTTTTTGACAGGTGGGCATGAAACCGCTGACGCAATGGATCGATTGGCTCAAGAAGGTTTTGACCGTCCGAATCGCACGGATCCGACTGGAAAAGCGTTTACCAGCGGTAAGGTTCGCGCTGCGATGGATGCGCTGACGGCGAGTCAAGTCGGAGCGTATTACGCTCCAGTTCAATTAGGAACAAAATTAGCAAAGCGCGGCGGTGAATCAATTCTGAATCAGTTATCAAAAGGTATGACATCACCTTCACGAAGAAATTTTGTTAAACAGGGTGCGGCGATCGGAGGAGCGATGGCATTGGCCTCACAAATTCCCCGTTTGGGAAAACTCGCTGCAAAGGCTCTTGATGAACCGTTACTCGGTAAATCGCTAGTAGACGAAGTCGCTTCGATTGCTCCGACAGTGGCAAAACAAGGATTCTCTTTGGCAGACAAACTCGGAGTTATTAGAAACTTTACAGATTCGAATTATTTCCCGTATTTGAATCGTGAGATATTTGATCAAATCTCTGATCCAACTGATGTTGCTAAATTGATAGATGAAGAAGATATCAGTTATGACGCTATGAATCGCCTTGATCAATTGATAAGAACCAAACCCGATAATTTTTGGTTAGCGACTAGAGAACTTCAAGATAATATTGCAAACACTTCGATAAAAGATATGATTAGGGCAGATTTCGGAGATGACGCAATTTCCACTCTTTATAAAAACGCAAATGATCCTAGGGAAGTAGATGAATTTTTAGATACTAAGATGTCAGACTACATTAAGAGTAATCTTGATAATTGGGCAATGGGGCCGACAAGTACTCCTAATGTCGCTGGCCCAGTCGGTTCGGTAAAAACTCCTAATTTTGGCCCTTGGAAAGATCAACCAGATGATTTGAAATCTATTTTACAAGATGTAGAAGCAGGTTCTTATGATCCTTCAATGAAATGGTTGAGAACAAAACGTAGTGACCCTATTTATGAAGATGCGATAAACGAAATTTTCGCAGGAAAGTTGGGTGAACTGTGACCGAGAAATACATACTTAAGTCGACTGACAAGCCTTCAATCGAATACCTTAGTGCAAGGGAAAAGTTTGATATGCTTCCTGCTAAAAAACGCGCAGAGATGATTCGTGCGATGTCAGACGAAGACGCTGCGAAGTTGCAATTCGATTGGGAGTTCCTCGGTCGTCCAAAACAATTGGCTCCCGATCATAAGAAATCGAAAGCGACTTCTTATTGTATGTGTGCGTATCTGCGTGCTCAAAGTCAGACAGACAAAAAATTAAAAATCGAGAATTTTCCTAGTTGCCACCAACAGGAAGCGATGTCAACCGAAGGTGAAAAGACAAACGTTATAATCACATACGAACCTCCAGATGAAGACGGATGGAAACCGATCCAACATCTTACGCCAAACGTATGGATCAAGGAAGTACCAAATCCTAACGATGATGTTTGCGAGTTCCGCAAACAATGGGCAACATGGATCCTACTAGCTGGTCGTGGATTCGGCAAGACGAGAGTCGGAGCTGAACTCGCACGAGAGATGGTTGAAACAGGACAGGCCCGTCGTATCGCAGTCATCTCACCAACGGCCAGTGATGCTCGCGACGTTGCGGTAGAAGGTCAATCCGGTCTGGTCAACGTTTGCCCTCCATGGGCGCGTCCATTATACGAGTCAACGAAACGTCGGGTCACGTGGCCCAATGGAGCGCAAGCCTCCCTCTTCTCAGCAGAAGAACCTGAACGTCTCCGTGGTCCTCAATTTGATTTCGCATGGGTTGACGAGATTGCTGGTTACGATATCAATACGCAGCAGATGACATTTGATATGTTGCAATTCTGTTTGCGCCTTGGAACAAACCCTCGATGCGTCGTAACGACGACTCCGAAACCCACTCCGTTGATCCAGCAGTTGGTCAAGCTCGCAAGGCATCCGATCAATAAGATCGTAATGACGACAGGGAGCACTTACGAGAACAAGACGAATCTTGCTGCACCATTCATGCGGCAGATTACGCAATATGAAGGAACAAATCTAGGTCGTCAGGAGATCTACGCAGAGCTGATCGACATCGAAGAATCAGGAATATTGAAACGGAGCTGGTTTAAGCAATGGTCCGCCAAGAAAGCAATGCCGGTCTTTGAATATGTCATCCAGTCATACGACACCGCATTTACAGAGAAAACAGAAAACGATCCCACAGGGTGCGTTGTTTTTGGCGTATTTCGTCCAGGTCCAGACGAACCTCATTGCGTGATGATTCTAGATTGTTGGACTGAACATTTGAAATATCCAGAACTCCGTATTCGCGCTGTAGAGGATTACAAGGCAACCTATGGTGATCAAGAAGCACCCGTTGATCTTCTTTTGATTGAAGATAAAGGTTCAGGCATCCCTTTGATTCAAGATTTACAACGGGCTGGATTGCCGATAAGGAAGTATAATCCAGGTAGGCCTGATAAATCGATGCGTCTACATGCAGTCAGCCATTTGGTCCTAAACGGACGTGTTTATATTCCAGAATCCAAGCAAGTTCCAGGGGAGTTTGTGACATGGGCTGAGGATTATTTACGAGAGGTTTGCTCGTTCCCAAATAGCGCACACGATGAATATGTTGACTGTACCACACAGGCGTTGAGCGTCTTCCGTGATCAAGAATGGATTTATATTGATCCAGAACCTAAAAAAGAAGAATACGAAGATGAAGAAGAATGGGGAACTGAAAAGGTAAACCCTTACGCAGTTTAAATAGGTGAGCTATACTGCGCTCAAACATTTCGGCGCAGGCGATCATGCAGACTATTGACGAATTCTTGAACGGTTTAAAAGAACGTGAAAATTCTGTTAAAGCACCTTCACGCAATGCTTTGATCGCACCACAAGCAGATCTTGCAAAGAAGATTAAAGCACTTCTGAATCGTTACGAAACGAAGAAACTTGCCGCAGATAAGTATCCCGATTCTCCGTGGAATCGTTACGGCGCAGGGCACGAAATCGGCTCACTTCTCTTCGGTGAATCACCCGAACTTCTTGACGATATGTCGTACGGTCTCAATCCGTTGACAAAAGGGCACACTGGTCGTATCCCGATTCCTGATAAACGCCTGCTCGACATGCCGATTCCAACTCCTGCAGAAGGAGCACTCGGCGTCATCAAGAACAAAGGTGGAAACTGGCTGACAGGGTCGGTTGAAAACGCTGTGAAGGGGTTGAAAAAGACATACGGAACGACAGGAAAACCTGTTGAAGAAATATTACAACAGTTGAACGCCAAATACACTCCTGAAGAATTAGCTAGATTAGAAACAAGTAACCCTGATCTCTATAATAAACTTGTTTCTAATCTAGCAGGTCACCGCGCTAGATTAGAACCACAAGCAGCAACGAACCAATGGATCGACGGCCCGCTCGTAAACTACATCAAGAACTCAATGGCAACTCCGGAAGATCCGATTCGCCTGCGTGCAGATCGCCTTGCTCAAAAAGCAGAAGATCGATATTACGCAGCAAAAGAAAAAGCATTTAACAAGTATCCAAACGACGAAGATCTAGTTAAACGTACAAATGATATCACTCGCGCTCGTGAACGTTACGAAGATGAAATGTCGGGCATTTTACATTATGAACCTGATCAACTTGACAATCGGATAACAAATTTTGTAAATCGAAGAGAACTCGGCTTCCCTGAAGAGGGGTTTGCGTCTACGAAATTGGGTAGACAGTGGGAGAAAGAATCGGACTGGCTTGCGACACCTGAGAAAGCTGATGAATATTTACATGAATTCACAGGAAACCCTTCAGTAATAGACCAAAAACTTCTATCTGAAAACCCTTGGTTAACAACTATTCCTCCAGAAAGCTCTGTTCATTCTCTTGACACTGCCGCACCAAGGTATCTCGGACTAGACCATCTCACCGACGAAATCGGCAACGCGCTCAGCCCGACATCCGACCTTCCTGCCAATCTTCGTCTTACTCCTGAAGACCTCGCAAATCCGCGCAGGAATTCTATGGAATCAATGGTTGATCTCGTTGCAAGAGTCAACCAACATCGCCGCCGCATGGCGATCGAAGCAGAAAAGAAATCAAACGAAGCAATTCGTGATTACCCCGATTGGAATGTTGTAAAAGAATACCCCGACGGTTATCGCATGGTACGCCTACCTGACGTTGCGGATTCTGAAGAAGCCTTCAAGATCGGAAAAGCCTGCGGCGAAAAAGGTGGATGGTGTACGCAAGGTGACGACATGCTCCGGAACTACGGGTCAGGTCAGTCTCGTGTCAATCTTCTCCTTGATCCTGACGGAAAACCTGTTGCTCAGGTGGAGACGGTGAAACCTAAAGAAGTTACACCTTACCTCTATTTAAGAAACAATCACCCTGAGATAGAGCAACAGATAGATTCTAAATTTGATCAATATTATGAAGGTCTTAAACAGAACGGGGTTAAACTTTCCACGAGTGAAAGAATAAAATTACACGATCAGTTGGCTTCTGAAACGCCTGAATATCAACAATATCTTCAAGAACCTCCTAAATTCAACATCAATCAAATCAAAGGCAAACACAACGGTAAACCGAAAGCCGAACATATTCCGTATCTTCAAGATTTCGTGAAGTCTGGTAACTTCTCGGATGTTAGCGAGTTGGATAATGTTGACATGCAACGATTTAATCAATCGTTTATGACTAGTGAAGATATCGCACATCAGTTGGACGATGACGAAGCGTTTAGGCAATGGTATCGCTCAAAGAATGAATATGACCCGCCATCGTTGTTAGACTATCCTGGGGACACAGATGTTGCAGCCGGTCTGATGAGTTGGTATAACGAATATCGGCGGTCGTTAATCGGAGGTGGTATTTAACACCTTATTGCACAACCTCAAAAATGTGCTAAACTGACTCAATAATTTTCAGGAAACATTATGATCCACGTAAACGACCCTTCTTATCTGGAACCTGAAGATCCTATTGTTCCTATACAGGAAGAAGAGTCCTATTACGAAGATCTTGACGATTCTGAGAATGCCGAGTTTATCGAACAGGAAGACGGAAGTGTTATCGTTCCCGATGAAGAAGATCAAGAAGCTGAACAACAGTTTGACGATAATCTGGCTGAAGACCTTGGAACGACTTATCTACAGGATTTAGCCACCGAACTACTTGAACAGATCGATAACGACAAAGAAGCACGTAAAAAGCGTGACGAACAATATGAAGATGGTCTTCGTCGTACTGGTTTAGGTAATGATGCTCCCGGTGGTGCAGGTTTTTCAGGTGCATCCAAAGTTGTCCATCCTGTTTTGGCAGAATCTTGTATTGATTTTGCTTCACGTGCCATTAAAGAACTGTTCCCTGCCGGTGGCCCGGTCAAAATGGAGTCAGACGGCGCCCTTGATCCTGAACAGGAGAAAGTTGTCCGTCAAACTGCGCTTTGTTTGAACAATCAGTTCACAAAACGCATTGCAGAATACCGTTCTGAGACAGAAAAACTGCTGACACAACTGCCTTTGGGTGGCAGTCAGTTCATGAAACTGTATTGGAGTACGACAAAAAACCGTATTTGCTCCGAATTTGTCTCGATAGACAACATTTTCATCCCGTTTTACTCAACAAACTTCTACGATTCAGAACGAATCACGCATCGTCAGTACGTTTCCAAATACGACTACGAACAACGGGTCAAATCAGGTGTTTACCGTGATATTAGCTCGATTTCTGTGTCCACAGACCCGGATAAGAGTTTATCGTCAAAAGCAAATGAGAAGATCGAAGGTAAAGAGTCCGTTGGATACAACGATGACGGTGTAAGGACAATTTACGAAGTTTACACGTGGCTGGAAACGGAAGAAGACACCTTCTCAGGTGGTAATCGCGCACCCTATATCATAACCATTGACGATTATGAACAAGATATTCTCGCAATTCGACGTAATTGGGACCAAAACGACCAAACCTTCCAGAAATTGGACTGGATTGTTGAAGATGTCTTCATTTACTGGATGGGTGCGTACGGAATTGGACTTCCACACCTTATTGGTGGTCTATCTGCTGCTTCTACCGGCGCTCTTCGCGCTCTTTTAGACTCCGCACACATCAATAACGCTCCGACTCTTCTGAAACTAAAAGGGTCGAGGATTAACGGTCAAACCAAGCAAGTTGATGTCACGAATATTGTAGAAATCGAAGGTCCTGTCGGGACGGACGATATTCGCAAATATCTGATGACGATGCCGTTCAATGCCCCTAGCCCGGTCCTATTCCAGTTGCTAGGGTGGTTGACGGACGCTGCCAAGGGGGTAGTCAGCACTGCATCCGAAAAGATCGCAGATGCCACTGCTAATACGCCCGTAGGGACTGTTCAAGCTCTTATTGAACAAGGTGCGGTGATCTTCTCCAGCATTCATTCGCGGTTGCACTTCAGCCAAGCGAAGAAGTTCGACATTGTTATTCGTTTGTTGAAGACCTATGGTCAACACGAACTTCAAGAATACGGTTTAGACCCTAACACCGTTTCGATGAAGAACGTCACTCCGGTAAGTGACCCGCGCATATTCAGCGAAGCGCAGCGTTTTGCCCAGATGCAAGGTGTTCTGCAACTTGCCGCTAGCGATCCTTCGGTTCAATACAACAAGCTGGAACTGCATCGTTCGATGTTGCAGTTGATGAAGGTAAACAATGTTGATCGGCTGTTACCGATGCCGCAACAACCGCAACCGCTTGATGTTGCTTCTGAAATGATAGCATGGATTGGTGGTAAACCCGTTATCACTGCACCTCAACAAGATCACATGTCTCACATAGTGGTTCACATAAATTATCTTCGTGATCCTATGTTAGGTAAGAACCCGATCATGGTTCCGATAACGATGAAGGTTTTGGACCATCTTAAAGAACATTTAGGTCTTTTCTTTGCCACAAGGATACAACAAGCTGCGCCACAACAGCAACCGCCGCAGCTACCGGGCCAAGTACCACAACAACTTGCGCCACAACAGCAACCGCCGCAAGAACAACTGATGGCGCAGGTTTCTATGCAGATTGTTGATCAAGATACCAGTTTAGCAGAGCAAACCATTGGCGTCATAGCCGAAGCAACTGCTTTCGTTAAAGAAAATATGGATTGGCTGAATCCTGATCCTACTATAATGTCTACACGCTTAATGACAGAAGCGCAAAAGGTAGAAACAGAGCGTCGCAGTCAAGAAGCTGAGCGTAATTACCAAGCGAAACTGACTGAAATGGAACAGAAGCGTTCTGATGCTGAACGTAAGCATCAGATGGAACTTGAGAAGATGCAAAAAGAACAAGAACTACGTGAAAAAGAAATAATGTCACGAGTTTTAGAAAATCAGACTCAAGCGAAAGCGGATATGGAACGTATCGTAGTTCAACGCGAAGATGCTTTCCGCAAAGCTATGGTTGAAATGTGGAAAAATCGTGAGGATAATGCGACAACACTACAGATCGAGGCGGCTAAATTGGCGCAACAACATCTGTCTACTGTTGTTCCAGAAGTTAAAAAACCCGATATGAATGAACCTTTGCAATTAATGATGCAAGGTTTACAAGCCACAATCGAAGCAAGTCGCGCACCAAGGAAGACAACTGCGATACGTGACGAAAATGGCGACATGATTGGCGCACGTTCTGAATTAGACATTGGAGAATGAACATGAAATACAAAGTCGAAGTAACACTGAAAATCACCGATGCTGACACAGGTGCTGACTTTTCTGAAACTAAACAGATTTGGGCAGCTATGGGTATTGGAAGTGTAGTCGGAATCGAGCGCATTCTTCACAACGCACAAGGCGAACTGATTGCTTGGTCTGAAGCAGAAGTCGCTGCTAACAAATGAATACCGAATGCGGTCCAATTAGTAACTGCGACGACACCTGTCCATTATTAAAAAAGTGTGTGAAATACAGACTGGAACCGCACGAAGTCGTCAAGTTAGCCACATTAATAAATGACTGGGAAGTGAATAAACCAGCGATGGATTTCTTTTCATCTATCGGAAAAATGGTGCTTAAATTACGGGGAGCCGCGCATGGGTGATTTAACAGATGCAGAAATGCAAAAACTCAGAGAAATGATCGAATCGTGGGATAGCGCACAGGTTGGTATTTCGGCATTTAAAATTATTGGTGATTTTATCAAATGGTCAGCGGCAGTTTTGGCAGCAATTGCGATTCTCTGGGCTGCAATGACACACGGATTGGATAGACCATGAACCGCATATGGGAATGGTTAATCTGGGTAGACATTACGATAAATGACCTCTGGTTCCGTGGTCGCGCCGAAACAATTTCAGGTCGTCTTTACCGCAGACAAGCGACACACGATTGCCCAGGTTGCAGATGGATTTGCCGGTTATTAGACAAAGTGGACCGTGACCACTGCCGTAAAGCATATTTTTCTGACAGAATTAGGAATCCCGATTTACCTTGGGTTTAGTTTAGGAGCAACAAATGCCAACCTCATCTTTTACAAAATTCGTTCCTGCAATTGAGACAATTCTCGAAGCAGGTAATCTCGGTTCTGAAACTTGGGCAGTCAAACTTGCTACGGCAATTGACGCTACTGCAGGAACGCTGACTGAAGTCGCTAACGGAAACGGGTACACCACGGGTGGTAATAGTGCCTCCGTTTCAAGCGCAACTCAAACTGGCGGAACGTACAAATTGGTCCTTGCTGATCCTGCTGCATGGACTGGAGCTAGTGCAGGTTTCTCGTTCCGCTACGCAGTCCTCGTAGGTTCATCTTCCGGTGCTGTCGGAAGTTGGGACTACGGTTCTTCTCAAGCTGTCGGGGTCGGTGAAACCGTCACGGTAGACCTAGATGCCACTAACGGCGTCTTACAAGGGAGCATTGCGTAATGACCACACTACTCGAAGAACTCACCTCCGGCCCGCTGGCCGCAGAACTCGCACCGCACATTCAAGCTGGGGCAGACGGCGTGGTTGCAGCCGTTCTCAACCGTGCAGACATTCCGGCCAAGGGTAAGGTCGCCAGTCACGACATTCGCCAGTATTTGATGCTGGTCGATTTGTTGATCGCTATCGAGGCCAGCCAACAGCCAGCTTGTGTAGCTGCCAAGAGAGCGTTGGAGGTGTTCCCGATCTTCGATCTGAGCAACCCGATGATTCTCGGCAAGTTCGAGCAAGTCTTGGACGGACTGGTCGATGAAACGCTGATCCCGGATTTCACCGAAGTGAACAAAGCGGTGATCCTGAGTCTGGCTGATACGCTGATTTCACGGGCGGAACAGGCTGGACTTGGCAATGTGACAATCGAACAGATCGCGCAAGCGACAAGGGGCTAAACCATGACCACAACAACCTTAGCGCAAGGCACGCGCAGCAGTTCAGTTCTTAATCTTGGTACATTGGCGAGTGCGACTTACGTCATGTCTTCGGCGATTGATTTGGGTGCAGCGATTCCGATTGACGTTACTTTTGAAGTTGAGGCTGACGCCAACGGAACACCGTCTGGCAACAAGCAACTTGTCCTCTTCTGCAAGTTCAGCCTGGATAACAGCAACTATGGATCAGGTCCTGAAAGCGGTACTACGACTACGGAAGAGGCTGATTTGCACTTCCTTGGTGTGTTACCGATGGTTGATACCAATGTGCATCGCAAGTTTTTCAGCCTTAGTGGTTTGCCGACTGCGCGGTACTTGAAATTGGTTGTCAAAAACGATCTTGGTGTTGCGTTGACTTCTGGCAACGTCTATCAAGCCAATATCTCGGCTAATTCGGCGTAAATCGTGGCTGCGATTATTCTTCCGGATCGGTGGAAACGTCAGCCGCAAGGAGTGGTTGACGTAGATTTTTTTAACCCAATTACTAATAACCTACAATTCTCCTGGTCAGCAGCAACCTCTTTAATTAATTCTGTTAATAAAAAATCATTAACAGATATAAATGGTCCGACAGTATACGCGGATAGTTTAGGTAGGATAAAGAATTTTATAAAAACAAGTAGTCAATATACAGACTGCGGTACAGGAAGTGATGTAGATTTTACCAACAAAAGTATTACTGTATTTTTAAGATATAAGATTTCTACAACAGGATCGGGTGTTGGGCATTCGTTATTTTCAAAAGACGATAATACTGGTGGTCGCTCTTACACGCTTGAAAACTTTTATTATACTGGCACGCCATCAAGATCAGGAACAAGGTTTTATGCTAATGGAGGCGGCACACTTGGAACTAATGAAATTGCAGAAGGCAGAACTCCAGTTGCTGGAGACGTCAGAACATGTTGCGTTGTGTATTCTCCTGCAAACAATCGTGCAGAGGTTTGGGTAGAAGGAGTTTTAGTAAACAGTACAACATGCTCGACAGCAATACCAACTTCAACTACATCAGCAAGACTTGGGTCTAGATCGTATGTAGGCTATCAAGATTACCTAAATGGGGGGCTAAGTTTTGTCCATGCGTTTGGAAGGCCATTAAGTCATGCCGAAATAAAAGAGTTATTCAATAACCCCTGGCAAATTTTCAAACCCAAAAAGCGTGTCATCTATTTCGACGTTTCATCGCCCTCATTCCCGGTCCTATCCTCCCTCGCGGTGAGCAATATCACCAGCAGCGGCGGGCGATTGACTGCGAGCACCTGACATGCCGCAAACTTTATACATCGTCACCTACCCCGCAGGCACTGGCACACCTAGCAACGCGCAGATCGTCGCAGGGCAGGATTCGACAGGTGCAGCGGCATCGTGGGCAGGCAATGCGACATGGACAGGATCAGGTCAGTATCTTGATGCGACTGGGCTGAGTGCATCGACTGAATACGATTCTGCTGCGGTAATCTTTGACGGTACGACGTATTCAAACGTCGTTCATGTAGATGGTTGGACGACGCTGAGTGGCACAGCATACACGCTGACTGCCAATAACGGGACGCTGACGCTAACCGGACAAATTGCCACTCTCACCAAGAGCAAAGTTCTAACCGCGCAAGCAGGTACGCTGACACTAACTGGTCAAAGTGCGACGATAACTCGAAGTAAACGGATCGTCGCAAGCAACGGCACGCTGACCCTCACGGGACAAAGTGCAATTATCAAGCGTAGCAAGGTCATAACTGCCAATAACGGAACGCTGACGCTAACCGGACAAAGTGCGACGATAACACGTACAACAGTAGGTGCTTATGACCTAATCGCGCAGCATGGCACGTTGTCGTTGACAGGGCAGAATGCAACAATTACGCGCAGTCGTTCTATCGTTGCTCAGAACGGTACGTTCACCCTTACAGGACAAAGTGCTGGAATCACATGGGCTGCGGCGAGTTCATTAACACCGGAAGATATCGCCGCTATTGCAGATGCTGTATGGGCACATCCAGACGCAATTGCTGCTCACGAACAATTGGATCAGATTTTAGCGTGTTGTAATGGTTGACCTGACGGTTGAAGACAATGTTGCGATATCTAATGCGATTTGGTCGCATCCTCAAGGGGTATCGTATAAAAACAAGCTTACGCAGATCGCTGAATGTTGCCAAAACATGGGTAACAAACGATCAGGTGTTACACGTCTTTGGATGTACGAGCTTTATGCCAAATCGATTGAAGAAGATCATAAGAAACGTGGGATTGGAGTTAAAACCGTTGCGCCTGTAGTTGTAAAGGCGGCAAAACAGGTTAAAAAGCAACCCCGTAGACGCGCAGCAGCACGTGTTGAGCAAAGTACCCCTTACCCTAGCATAGCACCACGCGCTCCGGTGTTTACTCGCAATGCTGAAAATGAAAGTCTGATTGCAGAGATTGACGATGTTTTAGATGCAATCACAAAGAGTCCGTTGAAACTGGTTTCAGTGTCGAAACCTAAAGCTGTTGTAGTTTCAAAAGCAGAAGTTGAAAAGCTGATAGCGCATAACGTCAAACAAATTGCAATTAAACGTAAAAAGAAACATGAAGATGAGTGGCTTTTACTCGCAGCTTGATATAAAGTTAGGTTTTAACGTATAGGAGAAAAGAGATGTCTTGCGGAACGAAAAAGAAAGCAGTCAAACCTCCGAAGAAGAAATGATGAGCAACCAGATTAAAGCACTTTTTGATCGCTTGGATGAGCTAAAAGAGAGTGCTTTAGAAAACCCCGCTCCCGACTATCCGTCCTATAGGGAGCGAGTGGGTCATTATAATGGCCTAAAAGAAGCTATCCAGATTTTGTTAGATTTAGATAGCGATAAGGACGATTAACCTTACTTCGAAGGAAGTTGAATGACCGATATAGAGTGGGCTTTTCCCGACGTTGATTCACGTATCGAGCCTCTTGGTGGACGTATTTTGGTTCAATTGCGACGTGTGAAGAAAACAACTGCGGGTGGGATTTTGATTGTCAATGAGACACGGGATTCCGAGAAATACTCAACGCAAGTTGCCAAAGTGGTTGAAATAGGTCCATTGGCGTTTAAGAAGAAAGACACATTGGAACCCTGGCCTGAAGGTGTTTGGGCTGACGTCGGCTCCTTTGTTCGTGTTCCGAAATACGGTGGTGATCGTTTTGAAGTAACGATCACATCCGAACCCGATGAACCTTGCGTTTTCATGTTGATTAACGACCACGAATTGATTGCAAAGATCAAAGGTGATCCGTTGAATACGCAGTACGAATTTATCAACGCTTGATACTCTGAAGGAGAGTTAGTATGGCACTAGAAGACGATGTTGTAGTTGAGGACATCCCGCTATCGGATGATGAAATTAAACAGTTGGATGACGATTTTGCTTCTTTAGGTGAAAGTAAGCTTGAACCGGTAGCGGTTGAATCGAGTGACGATGATGACCGTGAAAAGGAAGTCGAAGAAGATCATTTTGACAAATCCCCTGAAGAACGCGAAGCGATCCGTGAACGTCGTCGGTTAGAGCGCAAGCAGAAAGTCGAGTATCGCAAGCAGAAAGAAGATAGCTATCGTAGGGAAATTGAAACACTGCGCCGTCAATTGGACGAAGTTAATTCTTGGAAGAACACCGTTGAAAAGCGCAATGTTCAATCTGGAATTGCTCAGATCGATAAAGCCATTAACGATGCAAACGATGCTCTCAATCTTTCGCGTCAAGCAATGGCGCAAGCCACTCAAGATAATGATGGTCAGGCACAAGTCGATGCCACTGAACTTTATTATGCTGCCCGTAAACGTGCGGAAGACCTTAATAACGTTAAACAGACAATTGCCAAGCGAATGTCTCAGCGTCCTCAACAGACGTTGGACCCAGGTATTGTTCAAAATGCTCAACGGTGGATTGAATCTAAACCGTGGTATGATGTAACGGGTAAAGACGAGGATAGTCGAGTAACTCAATCTATTGAAGGTGGTATGGCTTCTCAAGGTTGGGACCCACGTCAACCGGAATATTGGAAAGAACTGGATACTCGATTGCAAAAATATTTGCCACATCGATTTAACACGAGCTATACTGGCTCTAATACATCCACCAAAGGAGAAAAACCAAGACCCCCGACTGAAAGTTCTAGTCAAGGTGCTACAAAACCAACTTCCGGGTATCGGCTATCGCCTGAACGAGTTAAGGCAATGAAAGATGCAGGTGTGTGGGATGATCCTTCGGCAAGGCGCGAAATGATCAAATCGTACATTGATTATGACAAACAATCTAAAGGTTAAGGAGATTCAAAATGGATGAACGTATGGTTAAAAAGTCTGACGCAGGTTCTAGGAACATTCGTAGCGATGTTCGTGAAACTACGGAAGACGTATTGAGTACCTCCCAACAACGTCGCAAGATGTTCAGGGAGTTTGGTCAAGAAGCACTGCCTACCCCGCCCTCCAAACCCGGTTGGCATTATGTATGGCTTTCGACAACGAATCAGTATGACCCGATTTATAAGCGTGTAAAGATGGGCTATACCCCGGTGAAAGCAGAAGAAATACCTGGATTTGATCATTATCGGTCTAAATCTGGTGAATACGAAGGTTGTGTTTCGATGAATGAAATGATCCTCTTTCAAATTCCCCAAGAGATATACCAAGAGATCATGGAAGAATTTCACTATCATCGCCCCAACGAGGAAGAAGAACGTATTCGTAGCAATGCTATCGAAGCGATCAAAGATTCCGGTGGTAAGCGTCTTGGTGGTTTCGACAAAGATGACGAAGGATTCTCTAGTCTTTCGCCAAATGTAAAAATCCCTGTTTTCAATTGAAAGGAATCTAAATGTCCACTACTGCACTTGGCTTTGGTTTCCGGCTAGCTCGTCAGCCTACGGTTCACGGTATTGCTCGCCGTTTCCCGATTGCTTCTGGTTATGCCGCAAACATTTTCTCGGGTGATCCCGTTTCTCTCGCTGGTACTGCAACTGGTGAAGGTACGATTGAATTGTCCACTTTGGACGGTTCGCGTACTGGAACCATCGCCGCGATGCCTATCCTTGGTATTTTCGCAGGTTGCGAATACACCGACTCCACTGGTAAACCGATCAAGTCTGCTTATTGGCCTACTGGCACTGCTCAACTCTCGGGCACTACCGCTTGGGCGTTGGTATACGAAGGCGACCAAAACGAGTTTGAAGTCATGGCTGACGGTGCAATTGCCCTGAGCGACATCGGTTCTCAAGCTGATTGGTCCAATGGTTCTAGTCCTTACGGTTCCACTTCGACCGGCGTTGCAAGTTGTACCGTTTCTGCGACTCCTATTGCCGACAATTCGACTGGTGGTTTCCAGATCATCGACTTTGTTGAAGATGGCAAGAATACCGCAGGCGACACTTACACCCGTGTCATCGTTCGTATTGCTAACCCGCAGTTGGGTCGCGCCGCTCGTGTCGTTGAGAATGACGCTGGCACTGCTTAATAAAGGAGAATGAATAATGGCAACCCCAATGCGCGTTACTGATTTCCGTAATATCGTTGAACCGATTCTAAACAAATCGTTTGATGGTGTTTATGATCAACGTAAGGACGAGTGGAAACAATTCATGACCGAAGAAACGGGTACCCCCCGTTCTTATCATGAAGAAGTGATGCTGTACGGTATGGGTGCTGCACCCGAACTGCCGGACGGTCAAGCTGTTACCTATCAGTCCGGTGGTCAACTGTACGTTACTCGTTATCAATACAAGGTCTACGGTCTGGCTTATGCTCTGACCAAAGTTCTTGTTGAAGATGGCGACCACATCCGTATCGGTACGACCTTCTCCAAGCACTTGGCTCAATCTATGGTTGAAACCAAGGAAACCGTTCTGGCTAATCACCTGAACCGTGCTTTCACTTCTGGCTACAACGGTGGTGACGGTGTTGTTTTGTGTTCTGCTTCCCACCCCACGGTAGGCAGCACTCAGTCCAATGTCCTCGCTACTGCGGCTGTTCTGTCCCAGACCTCTCTGGAGCAGATGCTCATCCAAATCCGCAAGGCTGAAGATAGCAACGGCAAGAAGATTCGCATCACCCCGAAGAAGCTTATTATCTCCCCGGATAATGTCTTCCAGGCTGAAGTGATTCTGAAGTCCGTTCTCCGTAGCGGTACTGCCAACAACGACATCAATGCTGTGAAGTCTATCGGTATGTTGTCGGATGAATCCGCTGTGGTTAGTCGTCTGACTAGCTCTACCGCTTGGTTCGTGCAGACTGATGCTCCTGAAGGTCTGAAGGTTCTGAAACGTCGCGCTCTTGAGAAAACCATGGAAGGTGATTTCGAGACTGATTCTGTTCGCTACAAGGCCACTGAGCGTTATGGCTCAGGATGGACCGACTGGCGTCAAATCTTCGGCACCGCTGGCGTTTAATTGAAAATGGGCTGACTTCGGTCAGCCCTAAACCTTTAGGAGAATGAAATGCCGATTGAAAATCCGCTGACTTCCCGATTTCCAAACGGGATCACTACCGCCGCTGAAGGTCACCCTTTAGCTAGCATCGGTATCCCGTACCCCATGAAGTATATTGTCTTGTTCGAAGACTTCATGTACGGGTTGAATGCAACTACGTCTTCAACTATCACTTGGGGGTCTGTTGACGATGGTGGCACTGGTACAAACGCCTTCCAAGATGCTCTTGGAGGTATTTACAATGTCGTAACTGCTGCTGCCGATAATGATCATCATGCGATGGTAACTCAGCAAGAGAACTTCAAATTCACCGCTGGTAAACGGTTGTGGTTGGAAGCTCGTGTTAAGGTTGCTGAAGCTACGACTAATGAGTCTACTTGGTGGGTAGGTCTTACCGACACTACCACGACAGGTGGTATGCAAGCCAACGCAGCAGGTCCGCTTGCTTCTTACGACGGCGCTTTGATTTGGAAGACTCCTGAAACTGCAATGACTTTGAATTTTGAAGTCAGCGATGCGGGAACTCAGTCTACTACGAGTGCGTTTGCGACTTCTGTCACAGACACCTGGA